TGTGCAGCAGTTCTCGACCTTGGCACATAACCAACATTTCGAGCAAGTGAAACAACATTTTCACGAACTGTAGCAGAGTCTAAAAATGACTCATTTACAATCATATTTGAATTAAATGCTGTAATGTAAGTGTTATATGCTAAAGTGTCGATTAAAACCGAAAAATTTGATCCTTCAAAGTCAAAATCAGTAAAATCTGAATTTGCACGGATATAATCTTTAATTGAAGTTTTGATTTGGTCAAAATCGAGGTTTGTAAACTTAGTAAAAGGCATTTATCTTGTTGCTTCGAGCATGAATGTGAATTCTTGTGTAGGAATTTCCTGTCCAACGATATCAAAGAACACCGTAACCTCAAATTCGTTTAAATCTGGTCTAGGTTCAACCTCAACTGTTACATTATCTATTCTAGGTTCAAAATTTTCAAGTGTAATTTCAATTTGGTTCTGTATAACAGACGCAGTACCAAAATCTACAAAGTCAAATAGGCTATCACGTACTTCAGATCCCAATGCAGAGTTAAAAAATCTCTCAGTCGGAATTGTTTGCACTAAATTCCTTACAGATTTCTTAATTGCATTCTCATTTTTGAGAATTGTAAGGTCTTTTGTGACAGGATGAGGGGTAAAAGACAAACTTATGTCCTTAAATGCCCTTGATATCCGATTTATTGCCATGTAAACAGGTGTTTCCTGTTTTATTTATGACACTTTTTTGTAAATGTATTATTTATCCTAATTCTGGTTCAATTTCGTCTTTTTTTGCTCTTTCTTTTGCTGTTTTCCAGAAATAATTCTCTTCTGAACCCAATCCATCACGATCATGACCATTTTCTACCTGATAGTACACTGTTGATACCTTAAAATCGGGCATTTTAGGTGTTTCTGGTGTAATACTGTTATCATAGATACGCATTCTGTTGTTTGGATAGAGTGCAAACTGTCCATTATCCAATTCTAAAAGGTTATGAGACTTATGTTCGGCAGGTTGTTCACTTGTTGAGTAGTCAATTGCGTCTACACTCTCGTGATAATTGTCCAAAGTACAAATATAAGTGCCTGTTTGGTTGCCAAAGTCTCTTGTATACACTTCATAGTGCATCGAACCGATAAATTGCTTCTGAACTGCGATCACTCCATAGTCCATACAGTTCCAAAACTGTAAATTATGCAGCGTCATATCAGGATCGGGTATCTCAGGTGACGAGAGAAAAGCGGATATGGGCAATTTATCAAACATCGCAGCATATTCGGGCAAATAAGTCTCAAAATAAAAGGCACGACCAGGAATGCTCTTTGCAGATACCCAAACTCCTTTTACAAACTCACCATGACCACTCTTATGGTCGGTTAAGTACTCTTTTCTCACCCACACTTCATAAGAAGGTAGATTCGTAATTAACGTAGACACTAGCGACCTTGCCCCCGATATCTTTTACGAGCCGAGTTACGGGAGGTTGCCGAGTATTTCGAGTGTTTTCCCCGCCCTTGACGAGTTTTTTTGGGTCTTGTCTCAGTAATATAAGACGTTCCCATCATTCCAGTTTTTCTAGCCATTTAGTGGTTCCTCAATATAAGGTTCATAAGTAATATCTTGTGATGTGAGTGTCTTGTTATAATAGCACTCAACTGCAAGGTCTTCCATAATGTCGAACATTTCACTCTCTGATACATTCCAGAAGATTACCTTGCCTTTGCGTAGAACGTTATAACGCTCTATTTTCTTCTTTTGTTTTTCTTCTTGCTCTTGTTTTTGTCCCATTGGTAGAATACGAAAAGTCCGATAGAGATCCAAAAGATCAGTGTAAAACCATAGTTCATATTAATGATGTGGGTTATAGAACTGTAACATCAGAATCAGAATGAATATGATTACAAGAATGGTAATAATTGCCATCATTAGATTATCCTTGTCTTTTCGTGACCAACTCGAACACGAGGATCGCACCAGATTTCAAATCCTGCTTCTTTTGCATCTAAACAGAATGATACATCTTCACCGCACATATCTTGTACTTCACCCGATTCAAACACCTGCATCTTTGGAGCAAACCAAGGATAGGGTAGACCTTCGTGTTCAAACACACCTTTCTTAATCAATAACCAACCAAACCCAGTATAGTCAACTGTAAATGGTTTCTTTCTTTTGCTAATACTATCTATTGTTTCGTGATTCATCACACCACCGTTTGTGCGGAAATCATCTTCTTCTAACCAATGTGCAACTGATGTCGTCTTTCCATCTTCTGTACAATACCAACCTGCTGCAATATCCTTATCCATTAGAAGAACTTGATAGAACTTCTCAACATTGAAAACAATATCAGAATCAATCCATAATTGATAATCATAATTAAGTTTACCATCCCAAGGAAGTTGATTCGGTCCTCGAAGAACGTTTGCACCAAGACACTTACATCGGGCAAAATTGACCATTGATGAATAATCTTGTGATATCTGTATACTTGCTCCTGATTGAACTAAGTCAAAACATAATGACACAAAGGACTTTAGAAACTGATAGGATACTCCTCGACCAGGTAGACAGAATACAACTGTCTTTCCTTTTATCATTTCCTTTGCCTTTGCGTAATCAAACTCTGGTGCTACTGTCTTTTTTGGTTTTGGGTTCTTTGCTTTTACTGTAAATCCTTTCGCCATAATATGTTGTAATTACACTTCTATTTTAATGCAATTTATCTATATTGTCAATAGGAGTGCTCAAATTGTTTATCGGTAGGGACTTCCGTAATTACTTCATATGTAATCCGCTCTCCAAAGTAAGAACTATAGATTTTTCCGTAGATTATATTAAACTCACTTTCTGTTAAATTTTTAAACAAACATTGACCGTCAAAGTAAATGTGATAAGTGTTCATTCTTCCTCTTCGAGTATGTGGATACCATCGATATCAATAAACCATTCAAGATTCATACCCTCATACCAACCGTATTCGTTCATCATCCACTCAGGTATCGTTAACTTATACTCTCCTGTGATTGGGTCAATTGTGATTGGTTGGATTTGAGATTTTGAATCGTGCTTCATTCATATCGTTCACTTCTTCCAGTATATAGTACCTTTGTATTTTTTGCAAGCGACCCCTGTGGGCATTTTTACACACGAAAAAATTTCTGTACCCCCTGTGTAAATCAAGTGCGTTTTATATTTACAGGTCGATTTGGGTCGTTTATAGCTTAATGGTACCTAGCGGATTTAATATAAGGGGGGCGGGAAACCGCCCTTACTGTTGCTAACGCACGAACAGAGATTAGTCTCTGTCGGTGTAGTGACCTTCGGTGACTCTCTTTCCGTTGAGAGCATACCAACAGACTTCAGCAAATCCGAATTGCTGTGCTAAGTCGTAGCAAAGAGGGTAAGCATCATCAAGAGTCGCTACTGACTCTCTGATGTTTGTATTTGGAACTTCGATGAAATATTCAATCATGATTTAAAAGTGAATGTAATTTATATACCTATATTAGCATGAGGGTTACGGATATGTCAACCACGAAACCCCCTTGAAATGTTAAATTAATATAAAGTTATTTGTATGCGGTTAACGGGTGGGGTCGGTTCTCACAGTATTTAATTGACTTAATGCACCACCCCGTTTTTTCTGTAATTTTTTCTATGAGTGCTTCTTCGGGGTCTAACACTGGTTCGTATAAAAAACGCTCTTCGGCATCAACCCACCATAGCCCCAAAGTATTTTCTGTGATGAACTTTTGTTCTTCTTCGGAGATTGTTCCCATTGAGTCTGAGAAATCAAACTCAATGGATTCAACAATGTAATGTGGCATTATGCACCCTGATAAACTTTTGCTGTAGCGTACTTACTACAGGGGTGTGGGTTGTCAGGTGTGCAACCGAATGAAGCAAAAAAGGCATCAAGCATACCTCTGTTAAGTTCGGGGTCGTCAAAGTCTACCCCTGCTATGTGGTCGACACCCCACTCAGCAACTTCGATTTCAAAAGTTTCAAAATCTTCGCATACATATGCGACATCATAAAAAGATTCCTTTTCTTGGATTCTTTGGATTAATCTTTGTGTTTTAGTTGTCATAGGGAATAATGAACTCTATACATTAATTGTACCATAAAAGGGGGGAAGTAAACCCCCCAAATATTAAATCTTTGTTAAGTGTTGTTCACCTGCGGGGGTGAATCCTTTAATGCCTAATTCTGCTAATAGGCATCTATCATATAATGAATTACAGATTTCTGTTAATTCATCACTACTTGCACCCTGTGTAGGGTCATATGTAACCCACCCATCAGAGGCATTATTTAAGTCACCAATTTCAACGCTTTGGTCGAATCTGTTATATTTGGCAACAAGGGCATAATCGCCCTTTATGTACATTGGTTGCTTGTTCATAATTAGTGCCTGTCTGAGATGTACCATACCCCGTAAGCATTAAGTCTTTGGGGTTCAAAGTTTCTTAAAGACATTTCTTTAAGTACTGATTGAACAACTGGGTTGTCCATTGCTGTTTGATTTACTAGGACTTTTCCGTCGTAGATTGGTTGTAATTTGTCGTTGAACATAAGAGGTTGCTTAACTACTTCTATTATAATGGATAAAAGGGGGAATGAAACCCCCTGTGTGTGAATTGAAACAATTAGTTACAATCGGAAATTTCTTCAATCAGTTCATTCATTTCTTCAATATTCGCTTCGCCCCAGTCTGCTCCTTCAGGTGTAGCGAATGACCCTATCATATATTGCATTTCATATAGAAAGTCTGCATAATTTTTGCATTCTTTTGCTATGTTGTAAAAACATTCGTCATTGTTAATCCATAGGGCAACGTTCCAAGTTGTCCAATCATGCCAACCATTATATTTTTCTGGGGTGTCCCAAAGGTTGATTGAGGGTTGCATAGTTTTCATAGGGGAAAGTTTCTTAACTAATTCCATTGTAGCATCAGGAAAGAGGATATCCAGTAGACTTAACATTTATTTAAGAATTGATTTGTTAATGTATGCTCTAATGAATATGCCTCCTCCTCTCTCTGTGTGTCATCTCTTAACCCTCTCACGTTTTGGTCAACGTGGATTAATTCGTGAATAAGAGTTGTTATAAAATCCTTTTCCGATAAGTCGTTATGGATTTCAATTTCGTTTTGGTCGTTGTTTTCTAATGTCCAACCAAAAACGTTATCCTCTGTTAGGTCGGTAGGGATAACCTCAATATCCACTTCCGTTAAGTTTGGATATAATCCAGACATAAACTCAAAGATTTGATTTCCAAGAGTTGTAAATCTTTTATCTGTAATGATAAACATAATTCTTTTGGGGTTACTATTATATTAGCATAAAAAAGGGGTATTATCCCCTTCTTTATAAAGACTTAACATTTTGTTATTATCTCATAATGTATGCTAAGTAATGAAATGCTCTTTGCTCTTTTGCCTTCTTCTCTTTGTATGCCTTGACTTTTTGCTGTTTCTTAAGAAACTTAAGTTTAGCAAGTGCCTTTTCTCTGTTTGCCTCCTCTGCCAATCTGTCTACAATTTGCTTTCTAAGTGCCTGTTCAAAAAACTCTAATTCCTGACCCTTTGACATTTTGTTATTCAATTTTGCTAATTGAATTTTAAGTGCCAAGTATTCCTGTTTGCTCATTTCGTGAGTTGCAACCTTTTCAGATGGTGCGGGTATGTCCTGTATGTTTAGACTTCTTACTAACTCCTTAATTTGTGGAACCACTACGTTTGCCAAAAATATTGAGTTAAATTTAAAGTTGTCTCCCCCTTGTCTTTGTGTAGGGAACATTCTTTGGATTTGCTTTTCAATTCTACCTGCGTTTAGGTTGTCGTTGGCAACGTGGAATGCGTGTAATGTTTTAGCATTAGGACAATACATTTCAATTTCCTTTCTTCTTCGCTCTACGTCTTTTGACTTTCCAATTCTGACGGATACGTCTCCGTTCTTTCTTGCAGTTTTAATAATGTAAACGTATTGTTTAACTGGGTTTGCGATTAAGGTTTGCATTTTTTTAGGGGGTTGTTATGTATATAATATATTCCCATGTAAAAAGCAGTGCAACCAGCTATGTGCCACTTTATAAACTGTCCACTTTAGCTTGCACTGGTCAGCCGCTCCGCTTATAATAAAGGTATAAGTTAAAGAGGTGGGAGGTATCACCGAAAACGAAAAAGGTCGACACGGGGGGAGCCTTCTTTTTTTTAAAAAAAAGCAAAAAAATTAGGGGTACTATCACCCCTAAAGTTTATTTCAGGCACCTTACAGGCGATCCTGGTGGGAGCAGTTCGGTATCATACGATACCTTTTGCATATCTCCCTGTTAGATAGAACGCATATCCCTTATTTGAGATTTCTTTTCCCTCCCAAATGATTGGGTGATAATTTCCGTTTCTGTCTTTGCTGTCTTTGGTTCTGATTTGCAAGACTCCGTTTAATCCTGTTATAGTGGTTAGGGGTTGACCTAATCCGACTCTGTGACGGATAATTTCGCAAATATACTGATAGTCTCCTTCTATCAGTTTGTTTGTTTCTGTATGTGTTGCAGTTCCTAGAAAGTTGTTGTTTCTATCAAATGCAACATATAAAGTGCGGGAAATTTTGATACCTAACTTAGACTTATTAAAAGGGGTTTTGTTAAAAATTTCGGGTAGTGTGTGTCTAAGTTGAGTAACCGCAACCGATTCCCCTTTAGTATAGGACTTTAACTCTCCATCTACCAAATCTGTTAATTTGGAACTGTTTGGGATTCCCAAAGCAAGTTCTAACAGTTGACCCCGAACCCCCTTATTTTTTCGGGGTTTTGGTAGAGCTTCAAAATTGGTTGTTTGAAGTCTTTGTTCTGTCTCTGTAAGGGTCAAAGTCATTTTACTTCGGTTGCTGTTATACTTATTATAACCCCACCCATTCACTAATGGGGTTATAATGTGCCAGTTTGTTAACTGTCACAAGGTTGGGTCTTACATTAGCCGTGGGTCTTACATATCGCTGAAATGCCCATGTGCTTGATTGCCCAATAGGTGCTATATGCACCTATCATCAAAGAGTTTCTGTGCTTGCTTTTCTATTGCAAGTCTCACTCCTTCTGAACGGACTATTAATTCATCTAACTGCTTTTGAGTTAGTTTGTTATGTACTCTGAAGTTCTCTTCTGCTTCAACTAAGCAATCTTCGAGTATGGATTCGTGATGTAATGTTGACATAATCTTTAGGGGTTGTTACTCTTATTATAGCATACTGAACGAAAAGTCCAGTATGCTTAATACTTTCTTAATATTCTGAAATCTCCCTTAAATAGCAATCGACCTCCGCAAAGGTTAGGTATCCTTTAATGGATTCGTCAACGATATGTCCATTAGGGTTGATTTCTGCAAGTTCGTAGAGTCCTTCATCACCCCCATATGAACCATCGTGGTTAGCAACAGATGCCCCCCAACCATTAATAAAATGAAATTTTTCAATCTGTCCACCAGTCCTGTAAAATACCGCATAAGGTTTGAAAGTGTTTAGTGCTTGAAGTTGTCTTGTTTTAGTCATAGGGAAAAAATAACTTATATACTAATTATAAAAAGTGGTTGGGGATTATGCAACCCCCTGTGTGCCACTTTCTAAACTGTCCTAGTAGTGGTTACAAAATACGTATCCATTGTAGAATGTATAATCCCATGAGAGTCCATCTTCCCATGTTTTCTCCCAGTCGATAGCGATCCAAGTGGGCATTTCGGGCAACCCGTAACATTCATTTACGAAATTCTCCGCAAATTCTTCTTCGCTGTCATACTGTCCATAGTAAGCATCTTCTAATCTTGAGATGTCATCTATGTCAAAGTCAGCATTTATAAATGCGTCTACTGTCTCTTGATCATACTGATCAACCATTTTAACATAATCTTCATAGTTCTCATAAAATGCTTTAGAACCGAAAATCTCAATAAATCCTTTCATGTCGTCTGCGTCATGACCATCTTCTAGTAATTCTTCTAGAAGTGCTTCTGCGTAGTCGTCGAATGAAAAAGTTGTTGTTGGTGAAAGTTCCATAGTTTAGGGGTAACTGTTTTTATTATAGTATTAGGGGTCACGCATGGCAACCCCCAAATATTAAATTAATATAAAGAATAACCTACGACTTCTTCTCCGAACATTTCCGAAGCATCAACCGCATGAAATCCAGTTGTTAAAAGTCCGTCAATATAGGACTCATCATCATACTGATCGGGTAGGTCATCTTCTTCAACATCATAACCGATGTTTATTTCATCTTCAAGAATTAAATCTTTGTACTCATCAATAGTCATAATCGTAAGGGAAATTTGTTTACATACTTAATATAAGTCAGCTGGATTTTTTTGCAACCCCTAGTGTGCCAGTTTATTTTCTGGCACAACGTCGCTTGATTTCTGCTTTTGCCAGTGCTAGCCTTTGGTTCTCTTCTTCAGTATTGAGAAGTTCCATTATGCTTAATGCACGTATCATGTTACGTAACCCGTATGTCTCCATGTTACGTACGAAACCCGCCTGGTTATAAGTGTCGATCACTTCATCACCTCATCTACTAGGTTATCGTAAGTTTGAACATCCCATCCTTTCTGCTCTGGGACTTCCATTTCATATCCGAACATGACTAGTTCTTGTAGGTATTCTAGTTGTCCGTCAGTTAAATTAAGTGTGTTCATGGGGGTGTGTGTATCTAGTTTGATTATAGCATGAATGTCTAGTCGAGATTGTTAAGATATGCTTAAGTCTCGACTAGATTTTTTTGTGGGCGGTGGTTAGGTACGCACTTGACTGTAACCACCATTAAGTTTGTTTAACTAGTATTACCTGCAAACACCCACTTTGACTAAATCTTCATTCCGTCAACGAATGGTTCTGCCATACCTAAGAAGTCAGACACGAACCATTGCCAGTTCTTTTGAAAGACACGTCTCTCAGGTGCAAACTCTTCAAGGATTGCATTTAATCTTGACTTGGTGGTTACTGTTTCCCAACCTGCACTAGAGATGTTAAAATCATTTGATGCAGTATCAAACCACGCAATGCAGTTTCCGTGAAGCATCACGTTTACTTCAGTTGTGATGCCATCTTTTTTGTAGCAAGTGACGGTGGTGTTACTACCTGACCAGTTTCTTCTGTGTCTGATAGCGTTGTTCATTTGCTCTTCAATCTTTCTCATAATTAAGGGGTTTGAATGATTTATATTTTAATTATAGCATTGGGGTTACGCAATGCAACCCCAAGTGGACACTTTTTAAACTGTCCTAATAATACCCTGCAACTTGACATCCTGGTTCATCATAGAAACAAGAGAATGATAAGTCTGGATACTTCTCACGCAACTTTTCAACAATTCCTTCGGGTGGACTCCACGCAGTAGAGAATGTAAGTTGTAGTATCTCATCATCCTGATACTCAATGTCTGCCATATCTGGCTCCCACTTTGTACCCCAGTTATGAATGCACCAATGATACCATCTATCATCATTCTTACCATCTGGAAAATTGTAAGTCTCATAGAATATTGAACCATCTGGGTTGAGTTTCTGTTCGAGTACTGGTAGTTCTCCTTTTTCATTCGGGATGTTCTTGAAATCAGGAATAGGAAAAATCCTATTAAATGGGTCAGAATAGTTTTCAAAAATGTCATGAATTTCTTTGATTTGGTCAACTGTGTCTTCTTCTCCGTAGACTTCAATTCTGTTGTAGCACCAGTTAGGCATAAGGGACTCCTTTTGTGTATGTACTTATTATAATGGATATGCACACGGATGCACGAAAGAGTAGACACTTTTTAAACTGTCATACTCAGGATATCCATATACTCTTCACGGTTGTATACTATGTCATTCACAATAATTTCATACGGGTACCTACCGTAGTACTTGTAGTGGCGGGTCATATACGACTTTATCCGCTCTTTAACTTCTTTCATTTCCATTTCAGTTTACCCTCCGTGTTTAAAATGTCAAAACAGATTTCACATAAGCAATCTGCGTACGGTACCGCATCTCTCCAATCGTACTCCTCCTCCAGCGGGGAATCCCAGTAGTAGTACATCTCAGGTTGGTAGTCCTGTATACAATGTTGCCCGTCTTTGGGATACTCCATCTCTTCACGGTACCCTTCATCGAAGTTCCCGCATCGGTCACACTTCGCTCCCATTAGTCCACCTCCACATATGAATAAAACAAACGGTAGTAAAGATCGTTCATCAATCCAAACTCAAACGATGTTGATGCGAGTTCTTCAGTTTCGCCCTCATAACATCTCAGGATTTCTTCGTAATTCATCAGCGGGGTATAACGTTTACATTCCTACTATACTCCACCCGCTGCATAAAACAACCCGTAATGTGACAGTTTAATTAGTGGCACACTAGAGGTTGCATCCAGTTTTATATTCAATTATAATGAGTGTATAACAAAAACAAGAGTCTGGGGTAGGACTGTTAGTAAACTTTCGTCACTCCCCGAGCTCTGAAATAATATCTGTAATCTTCTGTAACAATTTCTGTCGAGCTTACCACAATCAATGCTGCCCGTCAACTTCAATTGTGCCACTTCAAGCTCTGTCCACTGGTCTTGGCATATCTCGCTCTTGTACGCTAGAATGGATGAATTCGTCTGGGAAAAGATTTATGCTTTTTGCCCAATCAATTTTTTCGACCTTAAGGTCATCCCAACACTCAATATCTAGTGTGACCGTGTACACACGCTTATGCATGATGTATCTCGAAGTGTATGTACATATGATAGCACATATCTCGACTAGATGCAAGTATGTGTGGATATGAGAACATATGTGGCACTCTCGACTAGATTCTGATAATCTCGATGTATGAGAGTATTGAATGATGATGAGAGTCTCGACTAGACTTTATGAGATGATGATATATCTCGACTAGATTCTATGAGTATTATAATATATCTCGACTAGAAAATCTTATCAGACCTCGACTAGAAAAATGTGTGGATTCTCAGATTTTTATGCCCGTGATGTTGACAAATCGCCCGTCTTATGGTACGCTCGCTAAGTCCACAACATCCCTGCACATTACATACAGATTCTATATGGATTCTATACAGATTACCAAACGATATAATTTACTGTTTTATATTTAAAAAACCTTTTATTAATTAAAAATTTTATTAATGAGAATTAAATACATTCACAAACTTGAATATAGATACGAAGACCCTGTTCAATTAGGCGAGCATAGATTATGTATAAAGCCAAGGTCAAAT